ATTTTACATTTCCTTTCCATTTTCTATGTTGTTATGAATTCGTGGGTCCAATAAATGGCTTCTATAATCAAAACTCTCCAAGATAAAAACCTGATTTCACCCCCACCATGGCTACATTCTAATAGCCATTATGAAGTCATCATGGGTTCTTTCGCTTATGGTGTTAGTTCGGACGCATCCGACACCGATGTTTATGGTTTTGCAATCCCGCCAGTTGGATTGATCTTTCCACATAAGGATGGATATCTCTCTGGATTCGATAACAACATTCCAAAATTTGAGCTGTATACTCAACACCATATTAAGTTTTCAGAGCATAAAGAGTATGATATTTCCATTTACAACATTGTGAAATATTTTAGGCTCTGTGCAGACTGCAATCCAAACATGATCGATTCTCTTTTTGTTCCTAGTCGGTGTGTTCTGCATATGAGCAGAATTGGAGAGATGGTCCGCCAGAATCGAAAGCTCTTTCTTTCGAAGAAAGCTCGACACTCGTTTATTGGATATGCTTATAGCCAAAGATCTCAGATTTCCAATAAGAAATTCACCAAGAACCAAAAAAGATTGGATGACATTGAGAAAGTTGGGTATTCAACTAAATTTGCCTATCATTTGGTCCGACTCATGAATGAATGTGAGCAGATCTTGGTAGAAGGGGACATGGATTTGGAAAGAAACCGCGAGCAATTAAAATCGATTCGCCGCGGGGAATGGACTCTGGAACAGATTGACGAGTATTTCAATTCCAAAGAAAAGCAACTGGAGGAGCTTTATGTTTCTTCCACTGCCGTTCCAAATCTCATTCGTGAGACTGACATCAAAAACCTTCTGATGAATTGTTTGGAAGAACATTATGGAAATTTGGATAATCTCGTGACTCAAATTTCCAAAGAGAAAGAAGTCATTTTACAAATCAAGAAATTGGTAGGAGCTATTTAAAGGTATGAATCCAGAAACTAGAGAAGTGACACAAAAAAATTTTGAGAAAATCATTTCTTCTCTTGAAGCTAGCATTTCAGAAGAGCTTGCAGATTTGGATACTCTTTGGAAGTCCGAATATCTCATGAAAAAGCTTATCAGAGAAAAACTGAGAGAAGTGGAGCGTAAAAAAGTTGCTATTGTTGAATGGAAAAGGAAATTGGAGTTTTTGAATGGAAATGAAAACAAGTAAGATTGTGTCCAATTTAAAGAAAGAGAGTTAGCCCAATACCAACGGCTACATGAAAAATATGGAAAGACCACATAGACAATTGGATTTGGAAGAAGTAAATTCAACATCATATTTTAACAAGCGAAGAATTGAAGATGTGGCAAAAGAAGCATTAAAATTCTTTGTGGATCCAGACCGTAAAGAAAGACTTCTTGCACAAGAATGTAAAGTGTGTTATTATGGTTCTTTCATTTCTGGACAATCATTCACCACTTGGTATTGTGGAGTTTGTGGGAAGTCTGATATACATCCAAATACAGGAGTTCCGAGACTTTGTATTTCTTGCTCAAAAGAATATGAACTTTGTAAGTCGTGTGGTGGAACTTTGGATGACGGACAAAGAAGAAAAATAAAAAAATAGAAGAAATAAAAATGCATTGGGTAATTCAAAACAATATCTTCAATGAAAGGGGAATGCAAGAACTTCTGAATATTCTATGCAGGGAACGCTACACATTCTCTACCCATAGAGTTATTCCATTTATTGGAGACATCGAACCGGATATTAATCCAGAAGGCAAAGTAATTTGCATTGGCTCGGGCTCTATGCGACACCTAGCCAAGAAGAAAGGCTGGATTCCGGGAGTGTGGGACCTCAACGATATTACCTTTGAAATGCAAAAGAATGCATGGGGAAAACATTTATTGAACTATGATGCCGTTCGTTGTGAGTTGAGAGATGCTAATCCGCAGTGGGATACCTTCTTCATTCGTCCCGAAGAAGACACAAAAGCATTTGCTGGAACTGTTTTCAATCAAGCCGAGTTTAACGTGTGGAAAATTCAGGTTTCGCTTTCAGACTCTTATGAAGAAGAAGGACTTGTTTTTGATAAACCAGCGGACCGAAGAAAGATTTTTGGTTCGACTCCCGTGATCATGAACCGAGTGATAAACATCCACAAGGAATATCGTTTTTGGATTGTGAATGGAGAAATTGCAACCTTCTCTCAATACAAAAATGGTTGCAAGGTGGAATATTTAGGAGCAGCTCCACCAGAAATAGTTGAATTTGTGGAATTTAGAGTTCGGCAATGGCAACCACATGATGCCTTTGTTATTGATGTGGCAGAAACAGATGACGGGCATAAAATTGTGGAAATTAACACAATCAATTCTTGTGGATTCTATGCTGCCAATCTGGAAAATTTGGTCTATGCGCTAGGAAATATGTAATGAATTTTAATTTTCGACCATTCAAGGGAAAGATTTCTGTTAATCAGAAAGAAGAACTTGAATGTTCCTGTGGTGTCGACGATTTTGAAATGGTTTGTGTTTGGGACCACTATGAATTTTGCTGCAAAGGTTGTGGAGCAGGAGTTGTGGATGATGATCGTTCTATGTTTCATTTTCGGAATTGGAAAGAAAGAAAACATAAAGATTATTGGATGAAAAAATAGATGGAAGCTGATATCTTCTCGGCCACCCATTTATGGTTCTTAAATCGCAACTATAACACCAATTGATTGATTTATGAGTAAAAAACAAAACGCCGTTATAGCCTATGCACATGTTCATAAAGCGTATTGTCCGGCCAGTCTTGTAAAAGAAAAGATCATAGTAACTTACAGTCTTCTTCCAGAGATTGATCCTGTTCATATGCTCTTTGTTGAATTCCCGTATGAAGCTATTAAACATTTCGATTCTGAAAACTTGAAGCTGCTTGGAGACATGTGTTTGGAATTAATGGAATTCAGGTCTAAAGAATTCTGCCAGCGGGTAGACTTAAACTTTGAATCTAGATCTAGCAAGATCATACTACACTCTATAAACCAACAGATTAAACAGATACTTGAGGAAGAATACAAAAAATGAACACAGAAAAATCAGATAAAATCAAGAATGTCGTCATGGAAGTTTTGAGAAAGGTTTTCTTCGAAGTGTATACCGACGACTTGAAACGAGATATCATCAGAGAAATAAATTCCAAACTAGATCCATTTTGCCAAGAAAAGATGATTTATGATTTTTTGGTTCAGGAAAGTGGAGGAATATGGAAGGTGTTTATAAAGGAAGTGCCTGGACTAGCTACAACCGAAATGCAATTCACAATTCGTTCAAAGACGGTGGATATTGAGAATGATAGTGTATGAAGAACGTATGGTTCATCTCCGATACTCATTTTAGGCACTTCAACAATCTGGAATATTCCAAACGTCCGTTCACAACCATATCAGAACATGATGATGCTTTGATAGGAAACTGGAATTCTGTTGTTCGACGGGGTGATATGGTATACCATCTGGGTGATTTCGGTATGGGAACCCCAGAACAGCTATATCCAATCGCCAGACGGTTGAATGGGGAAATCCATCTGATCCTGGGTAACCATGATCATAGAAATCTTTCGGGTAAATATCGAGATGTTTTTGCTTCTGTAAAAGATATTAGGATTGTAAAAAATGGTTCTGAGCAAATCGTTCTTTGCCATTATTGTATGCGTGTGTGGCCTTCAAAACACCATGATGCGTGGCATCTTTTCGGACATTCCCATGGTCAACTAAAGGGAATCCCAGAATGGGAAGCATGTTTTGATGTTGGTGTGGATTCGTGGAATTATACTCCAGTCCATTATGATGTCGTAAGAAAGGAAATGACAAGACGCATTAAATTGAGACCAGAAGGAGTCCAACTGCATCATGAATGAAACGCTGTGTAAACAACTGAAAGAAAAATATCCACTTCTTTATCGAATCATGTATACACCAAGAGAACCGGGAAAATCATTCTGGTCAATTCAAGATGGTTGTATCGATTGTGGAGATGGTTGGTATAATCTTATCGATACATTGTCTGGAAAACTAGAATTGATGATTCGTGCTGATGATTGGGATTTCGCATGTGGACTTCCAAGAACTAAAATTCTTCCATATGTGGTTCAAATCAAAGAGAAATTTGGACAACTTAGATTCTATTTGAATGAATATCCAGATGATGTATATTGGGATGTTGTCAGCAATGCCGAACATGATTCTTTGAGAATTTGCGAAGAATGTGGAGATACCGACGGCCAAAAAACATCGACCCAGACCGGTTGGATAAAAACTCTTTGTGGAACCTGTAATTTAAAGTATCAAAAAGCACCTTGACTTAAACGCCACATTCATCTAGAATAGAAAGAAACCAAAATATATCCATAAAATTATGAGCAAAATCAAAACTTCGATTGTAAAATTCACTTTGTATCCACATCCCAATGCCGACACCCTTTCCTGTGCTTTGGTTCTTCAAAACCACAAAAAGTATAGGATGGGAATTGGTAGCCAGGCTCTTGTTCGAACAGAAGACTTCAAAAACGAAAAGCTTGGTGTTTATGTTCCGATTGATGCTGTTGCGTCTTCGTCCCATGAACTGTTGGGTTTTCTAGATGGAAAAAGAATTCGAACTATCCGTCTCCGTGGTGAAGTTTCTCAAGGTGTTTTGCTTCCATATAGCAAAGCATGGAAATATATCTTGAAGAACCATGGATTTTGCAATGCTGTTTCTGTCAGTGTTGAAGCTTTTCTTGTTCGTATTGGATTAAACGTCGTCACTGATCTTTCTAATCTGATGGACGTAGCCAAATATGTACCAAAGCTGAACAACAGTGGCCGTTTCGGTTTGGGTAAAATGACATTCAAACAAGACCGGACTGAAGACTTCGATAAGTATACCGACATCGAACATTTTAGCGCATGGACAGATGCCATCGAAGAAGGTGAGCCAGTTCTGGTCACCGAAAAGCTTCATGGAACATCTACCAGATATGGTATTGTAAATGGTGAGTTTGTTATTGGAACAAAGAGGGCAGAACTCATTCTAAATGATATTGCTTCTAATGCATGGACCGATATCGCCACATCCAAGAATATCGAATCAAAGCTCCGAGACTATCTGAAACAACATCCAGAATATTCTGATGTTAGTATCTATGGAGAAATTGTTGGTCCTAAGGTTCAAGATCTGACATACGGATTGAACGACCGCGAGTTTTTTGGATATGATGTAAAAGTTAAACACGCGGATTCTGGTAAAATGGAATACCTCAATTATAACCTTCGTGGAGTGGCATTCGATCAAATGCAACTAAAGCAAGTTCCAACTCTTGCAATAGGTGCATGGAGAGATTCTTACTCCAATCTCCGGCTTGGTAAAGATTCCATTTCAGGGACGCACGTTCGAGAAGGGATTGTGGTTGAACCTTTGACTCCTAAGTTTCTACCAGATCTTGGTAGAGTTAAGATGAAGATTGTTTCAGAGGATTTCGATCTTCGTAACTCTGGAACGGATAATGAATTTGATGTTGAGTTCCACACAGAACAAGAAATTTAAAAATGGCTATCCTTGTTGATTTTTCTCAGATAGTCATTTCCACTTTCTTGGCAAACCAGAAATTTATTTCTGCTGCCCATGACCACCTTCACGGAGAAAACGATCCTACCACTGCGAAAGCGGTGGTATCGGAAGATCTTCTCCGTCATATGGTTTTAAACACAATTAGAGCACACAGAAAGCAATTTCACTCTGAATTTGGAGAGTTGATTATATGCATAGATGGCAGGAATTATTGGAGAAAAGAAGTCTTCAAGCATTATAAAGCCGGTCGGAAAAAATGGAGAGAAGCATCCGATATCGATTGGGATTCATTCTTCGAAAAATTCAACAAAATCAAAGAAGAGTTGGTTGAGTTTTTTCCATATAAAGTTGTTGTTGTGGATTCTGCCGAGGCTGATGATGTTATTGCTGTGGTTTGTAAAAATGCAGACTTGTTTTTTCCATCTTCTGCTCCAGATGACTTTTTTGATGCTGGTAAATCGACAGAAAAGATCTTGATTTTGTCTAGTGATAAGGATTTGGTCCAACTACAGAGATATCCAAATATATCCCAATGGTCACCAAACACCAAGAAATTCCTGAAGACTGAAGATCCAGCTATGTTTCTGAAAGAGCATATTATTCGTGGAGATTCTGGTGATGGTGTTCCAAATTTTCTTTCCGATGATGATACTTTTGTGGATGAAAATAAGAGCCAAGTTAAAATCTACACCAAGTTTTTGAAAGAATGGCTAAAGCAGGATCCTGAGAAGTTCTGTATTTCTGAAAAGGCTAAAATTGGATTTGCAAGAAATTCTCAGCTTATTGATCTTTCCAATATTCCAGAATACTTGGAAAAAGAAATCATTCAAGCTGTCCATTCTGCTCGACCCAAACCACGCCGTGGACTTCTTAAGTATTTCACATCGAGAAATCTGGATAACTTGATGAACAGTATCATGGATTTCTAACTTGATTTTGTGAATGCTATAAATAGACCACAAACAAAAATTATGCCTCATTGTTATAGGAATTGAACATTATGCCAGCCGGAAAAAGACCAACAGCACCAAAACTCCACACGATCGGACAGGTCCTAAATGCTGTCTCAAAAGCAAAAAAGAACGAAGATAAGTTTCAGATTTTGTTGGAAAACGATAGTGAGCCACTTAGAATGTATCTTCGGATGAATTTCGATCCGAGCATTGTATGGGCTCTTCCAGAAAAAGCCCCACCATTTCATCCAAATCCGGTGATGCCAGGAATGTCTGGAACCCACCTTCGGACGGGTCAAGTTGTAAATGGACTCTATCGGTTTCTTCCAAGTTTTAACATCATTCCATCACGCCGAGAAGCACTCTTTATTCAGTTGCTTGAAAGTCTCGACACAGAAGAAGCAAGTTTGTTGTTGGAAATCAAGGAAAAGACATGGAAAGGATGTTCTGAGAACGTCGTGCTTCAAGCTTTTCCAGAAATTGATTGGAGAAAGTCTTCTCCTGTGGCAGAATCAAAGTCGCAAGCTCGCCGATTCTCTGAAAATCCAAACAAGATCGTTATTCTTCCACAAGAAGTTCCACAGAGAGTCGCAGTAAATCCTGCCGCCGGTGAATTCGAACCACCACAATTTGCTGCAAAGACTGAACTGGGTGCAAACAATTTTGTTCCAGAAGGATACGAGTTTGATCCTAATGATGGTGCACCATTTGTCGCCAAGCCTAGAGGTGTTCGAGTTGGTGTCGATCGAATCGAAGCTCCAGCCATTGTGAGAAATGCGAAGAAGTCCGCTGGAAAGAAACTGGTCACAGAAAAGAAGACCACGAAAAAGGCAACAGGAAAGAAGACAACGACAGCCAAGAAGTCTGGTGGAAAGAAAGCAACAACCACCAAAAAGGCTGCTCCGAAGAAAGCTGCTGCTCCAAAAAAGCAAGCCGCCAAGAAAGCAACTCCTGTTGCCACGAAGAAAGTGGCAACGAAGGCTAAGCCAAAGAAAGTCGCCGCTGTTCAACCAGTAGTTGGTGAATAACTAAAATATGGAATGCAGTAAAACCATAAATACTTTACTGCATTCCATGGAAATAAGAATGAAAATAAAATATAGGTTTGTCTTTAGGTTTTGTTAAAGAGAAGAAGAAAAGAAGATCGTCGGTTACCCAGCAAACAAGTTAGAACCAAAAAAAAGTTCCACAAGGGACCATATGATATGTTTCTAGTAGACGACTCTTCTGAGGCTTCCATTTCTGTGTTTGGTAGGGACTCTTTCGGTAAATTCTACAAGAAAGAATTTTTCGTTGGAGACTCTGCTGAATACTATTTTGATGGCAGATACATACACATCGGCAAAATCAACACCATAACAAAAGAATTCATCTCGATCATTGATGGTTCTGGTGTATACATAATCTCCACAAAAGAATTTGCCAAGCAAAACAAGAGCTTCAATCTAGAAGAAGCTGAACATTTTAATCTAGTGCAATCATTTGATATCGAATCCCATTTAATAGAAACGGAATATTTCATTCCGTAAAGTTTTTCTTGCATGATACCCCAAATGTCTGAAATTGGAGTGTTTGTTGGATTTGGAATAGGATTTTTAGTTGGAGACTGTTACGGTAGCTTAAGTGCTTCCAAGTCTTGCATAGACAAAATCCACAAAACATGTGAAAGGCTCATCCAGAAAGAGCGCATAAAGTTCGAAGAAAACGAAATAGAAGAACCAGAATTTTGTGGTGCTGTCTGTTCTCTTCGGAAAATAGAAACTGCTCTTGATAAGCTTTCTCGGTTCAGAAAGACTCATATCCTTTAAAGTGTGTGCTAAATATCGGTAAGTGGTTTGTTATGACTGTTTACCAATTTAGGAACACATTGAATGCCTACATACGACTATTTCTGCCAGGATTGTGACCATAGATTCACTGAGATATCTACGGTTGCCAATCGAGAAGAACCCACCAAAAGTCCATGTCCGGCTTGTGGTAAAGAACAATCCATAAAAATTCTAATCGGTGCATCTCATATTGGAGATGTTATTGCTCTTGGTGTTCGAAAACATCCAACCGAATTCAAAGAAGTTATTCAGAAAATCAAGTCGAACGTGAAACACAATACGATTCCAGACTACTAAAAGTTATCGTTATGACGGATTTATCAATAGAATCACAGGAGCAAGATTTCTTACAGATGGGAAAAAAATCAGTTCGTGGTAATAAGCGCGGTCCTAAGATTAAAACGTACCATAGCGAGGATTTCAATGGTAATGGAGTCGTCAGAAGACAACACCAAAATATCAATCTAAAAGAAATCGTTCCCATCACAAGAAACCAAGAGAAAACATTCGACTCTTGGGACTCCGGAAAACATCTTGTTCTTCATGGAACCGCCGGAACCGGCAAGTCTTTTCTTTCTCTTTATCTTGCATTGACTGAGCTTCTAAGTGAAAATTCTCAATATGAGAAACTGGTTATCATCCGATCTGCGGTTCCAACCAGAGATATCGGCCATCTTCCTGGAAGCATTCAAGAAAAAACCGAACCATATGAGCGAGCATCGGCCGAGTCGATTAATGAACTCTGTGGTCGTGGAGATGCTTATGAGATCTTAAAGAAGAAAGAAATCATCCAGTTCATGACCACTTCTCATATTCGTGGAATCACACTCCGAAATGCTATCGTCCTGGCAGATGAGATAAATAATGACTCATTCCATGAACTCGATTCGGTCATGACCAGAGCCGGAGAAGGCACGAGAATGATTTTTTGTGGAGATTACAAACAATCAGATCTCACCAAAAGCTATGAAAGAGAAGGTCTTTTAGATTTCTTAGAAATTCTGAAAGTAATGAAATCCTTTTCGTTTGTGGAATTTACATCGGACGACATTGTTCGATCAGAACTTGTCAAAGAGTATATAATAACTAAAGAGTCTATTTTCGTAGAGGATTAATGTCCATTACCAGTTTCAAAGCATTTTTTGTGTCGTTCGTTGTTGGATTCCTGTTTCTTTGTGGAACAGCATTGGCAAATGACACTATTTTTATTCCAAAGGGCTCAACGTCTGTTATTAGACAGCTTTTTGTGAAAGATACCAGTTCCGCTAGTGGAGCCATTGGTAAAACAGGATTGGTATTTAATACTGCCGGACTGACATGTTACTACAAGAGATCGAGCGCCGCCTCGGCTGTTGCTATTTCTCTTGTTACTGCCACTGCTGGGACATTCACTTCTTCCGGATTTGTAGCTGTTGACGGATCAAATATGCCGGGGTGGTATGAAATTGGTATACCAAATGCTGCTCTTATTAGTGGAGCCGATGAAGTTATCATATCATGCCAGGGAGCAACAAATATGGCCCCTAGCTATCTTAGAGTATATTTAACTGGAACAGATCTGACTTCTACGGCTCCAAACGTAAACTGTGCTGTGGTTTCTGATAAGTCTGGATTTTCTCTTGCTGGTTCACAATCGTTCAACACAACCGGTTCTGTTGG